AGGTGTATAAACATATCCACAATTCATACAATATAATTCTTCTTCTTGATTATTCATCTTCATCTCCAATAAAGTGTATAAAGTTTACTATCTATCCTATCATAAGAGATACCCATATTAGTATAATAAATATTCTTAGTCAAGTAAGTTCTCTTATCACTTCCTCGTCTATAGGCTCTCTCTTTTATGGCTACCCTAAACTTAACCCCACGAATATTAAAGTGTTTAAATACTCTATCGTTTTCTCGTGGCTTTTTTCTATCTGTAAATATTTTAGTTGTCATTTTATTTATTCTCCCTAGCTGTTAAGCTAATTTTATTATAAGTGTAGCACATCCACCCAGATATGCAACGATTAAAAGATTAATTAGCACAATGCTTTCTCCTTGTCATGTTCCTTGCCAAAGTTTCACAATCTTTTAAAATCTTTCTCATCTCTGACTTGCTCAACTTTTGCCCATAGGTTCTGACAATCTCTCTATGTACATAATCCTTGTATAATTTTTTGGTTAGTGCATCCATAATTTATTCTACCTCTTTTTTAATTTTATAATTTTTTATTCTCAGCATTTATTAATACTTCTTTAATTTTATACTCAGAATTTACCCATAATATTTTATAAGTATTTTCTCCATAACTATATCCATATATATCTTTTTCTTCATTCATAATTTATTTTCTCCTTGTAACTATCAATTAATACACTAGCGTTAAAGTTAGGATTATTCTTTTGAAAGTTATCCATAATCTTTTCAAATAGTGTACACATAAACTCTAAGTTATCATCCGTTGTGGCATTGGCTAGTGTTTCAGTAATATCCATTTCAAGAATAAACTTCTCTAAGTGCATTTGAGTTTTTAAAGTCTCAATGCTTTCTTCATCTTTCAATGGCTTAGTAAACACATAAGCATGTTTCTTTTTCCACTCTAAAAAATCTATTGTTTTGTTATCCATAATTTATTTTCTCCTTATGTTTCTCTTAATTTAAAACCATAGATTTTTAAATGTCAATAGCTATCTGCAATTATTTTAAATTATTTTATCGCACAATCTCATACAGGAAATTAACTAAATGTGCAAGAGTTTATAAAATTTTTTAACTTTATTTTAAATTAGCCTTGACTTTCACAGAATCGCTTAAAAAAGTTTTTGAATACTAGACCATGCCTAACCCACAAAATGCAATAGAGAGCATCTCAGAGCCTTGTATAGCTTGTTAAATAATAGGCAAAAAAAACCCCCAATTAAGGGGGTATAAAACTTTGTGAAGTTTTTACAGGGGAAAATTAATTGGCAAGTATTAAATCTAAAACTGCGAAATCATCAGAATTTAAATCCCATAATTTATAAATACCTTTTTTAATTTTGGCTCTTGTTTCTGCTATGCCTTCACCTAAAAATTCATTTCGATATTTTCCCGTAGTTCTGGAATAATCCCAAGTATTTTTATCTAAAAAAACTTTAGTTTCATTCGTTGAAAATTTATCAAATTTAACAGCGATCAGAGAATTATAAGATTGGAAATACTCAATATTACAATCATCTTTAATAATAAATTGATTGGCTACTTTGTTTCCTTGTGGACTTGTCATGTTTTCTACTTTCATAATGTTTTCCTTTTGTTATGCTTATATAAATAAGCGTTAGTTTATACCACTAAAAGCCCTAATTAAAGAGCTTGTTTAGTGGTGGTTAAGGTTAAATGATAACTCTTTTTTTCTCCATGAAATGTTGTTCTTCATTTTCTGAAAAATAAACATTTGCATCATGTCTTTGATAAGAAACAATACCTTGTTCGATAAGCGTTTCTGCTTGATCGTTAGCAATACCCTCATCAAGTGTAGCTAAAACAATGTCTCGTTCCTCTTCAGTTTTACATTTAACTATAATATTAAAAGTTTCCATAATTTGTTTCCTCTGTTTATGGTTAGTTTATACCACCAAAACCCCAAATTAATGAGGTTTGTTAGTGGTGGTTAGATTAATCTCTATAAGATATTCTTTCAGAAGTTAGTTTCCAATCTTCTAAAATGTCATATCTTCCAAATTCTTTTAATTGATACCATTCTTGATGATACTTTTTATCAGTATCAGCACAGACAGATAGAACAACTTTTCCATCG